GAAGAAGAATGGGCGCAGGAAGCTGGCTGCGCGTGGGATGAGCGCGACCGTGCGTTAGACCGTGAACCCTGAAGAACTGAACCAAATCTTGCAAAGGTTAAATTTAACGCAGCGAGAAATGGCACAACGGCTTGGAGTCAACGAGCGCACCGTCCGTCGATGGTGCCTTGATGAATACTCAATGCCTCCTCACTACGTTTATGCAATCAACTGGATAGCCCACATTGAACAATCCATTCAAAGAACAGATCGCAGGTAGCCATTACAAAGGCTTTGCTGTGCAGCCGGTGGAGTTTATTCACAAAAACGGGATTCCGTTTATGGAAGGCAACGCAATCAAATATCTTTGCCGCTGGCGCAACAAAGGCGGCATTGAGGATTTACGCAAGGCAAAACATTACATTGAAATGCTGATTGCAATGGAACAGGAGATCACCTGATGGCACATCAGCGGTACAGCTACATCGGCATCCTAATCGTTGTTGCGTTGGGGATGTGCGGGATCGGGTTGATGACTCAATACGTCAGCCATCACCAACAAGTTACGCACGATCAAATTGAAGCCATAAAAGATTGCAATAGGCGTCACTTAACCGCGACCGTGTACGGAACGGTTGTGCAATGCAGGACATAACCATGAAAATGAATTTACGCAAGGCGATTACGATGGCCGTGGATGAGGGCGTAAACCTTGGATGGAATCGCTCTCATAAACACACAAACAATCCTGATCCGGCGTTAGTCAAAGACGCTATTGCTATAGCCATTCTTGACGAGATTGACGAATGGATAGACTTTGAGGATGAGGAGTGAGTGACAAGGAATTATTAGCTGCTGGGTGGCGCAAATGCGCCAAAGGACAACGTGAGACGCAATTCTGCGCTTTATTGGAAGCCGCTGTAAAAGCGGAGCGCGAAGCCTGTGCGCGGATATGCGACTCGTATGCTTTGCCGGACGGAGTGAGCGTAACTGGTTTGAAGTTAGCAGCAGCTATCCGCAACCGAAAATGAAACGCGGACAACATCGTAAAACTCACCCGTGGCGACGCATGGGGTTGTTAAGAAGCAAGGCAAACAGATGCGATACAAAACCTATTATATGCAACGCCTTTGCCAACGCTGTAAACGATACAAAAAAATCGCAGGTAGTATAAACGGCAACCGTCGTTTTATTTGTTTGGATTGTAGGGGGGAATCATGTGGCCCTTTAATCCCGTCGAAACCGCTATTGTCTGTTTAGTGTTTGTACCGATCATCGCGGTCGGTGCATTTGTCATTTACCTTCTGATTTTTACAGGTGACAGATGAAATGGTCTGAAGAACAGGTGCAGTATCTTCGTGCGAACTACTTTGGAAAGCGCATCGCGCAAATTGCGGAAGAAATGAACCGCACCCGCGCCAGCGTTTACATCAAAGCGCAGGAGTTGGGACTAACCAAAGTGCCGCGCAAGCCAAAGGAAGAAAATGGGCCGCAGCCAGAGGGTTAAAGGCGCGGCTGGTGAGCGAGAACTTGCCAACATCCTGACCGATGAGTTTGGCTTTGAGGTAAAGCGCACCCTTGGTCAAGCTCGGGATGGCGGTCACGACATCCAGACTGGCCGTTTTCTGTGGGAAGTAAAACGCCGACAGAAAATAGCCGTGTACGAATTTTTGGAACAAATCATCAAAGCCTGTGATGCCACGGACAACGTGCCGGTGGTAGCCATGAGAGCAGACGGCAAAGGCTGGCTCGTGATGATGCGGCTTGAGGATGCGATTCCATTAATCCGTAACGAACTGCCGCAACGATGACTTGAAAGGCAAGCAAAGGCTTGTTACCGTCTAACAAACCGTGACTTTGGGGTAAACCGTGGCTGAAGAACACAAAAATTACGAAAAGGCAGCAGCAACTTTTGTATCGGTGCTGTTCCATTCAGCCACCAATACCCATTTTATGCATTTGCAGACCACAAGCTTTGCCCAGCACAAGGCGTTGCAGGAATACTACGAAGGCATCGTAGACCTGACCGACAAGTGGGCAGAGGCTTATCAGGGCTGCTACGACATCATCAAAACGTACCCGGCAGACTTCCACCTTGCCAAAGACCCTGTGGCCTACATTGGCAAGATTAAAGAGTTTGTAGATGCGATCCGGGGAACATTGCCGGACGAAAGCCAATTGCTTAACATTGTGGATGAGATTGCTGCGCTGATCGACAGCACAGCCTATAAGCTGCGGTTCCTAAAGTAATGCTGACCACTCGGCATAACTGAAAACCTAGCCGTTAGCGGCGATCCCTGCGATGGGGACGCCTAAGTCCGTGATGGCAAAATGAGTGGTGTGTAGCCGTCGCTAGGGAAGTAAGTTAGCAAAAGGATTAAAAATAGGGCGAACCCGCAAACGCGAGTGTCAGCATTCAGCTTCCTGCTGACATTGCGGTAGTAGCCCACTCTAGGAGAAATAAATGCCAAGCAAATCATTAGCCCAGCACAACCTTATGGCAATGGTCGCCCACGACCCCAAAGCAGCAAAGCGCATGGGCATCCCGCAGAGCGTAGGCAAGGACTACGTTGAGGCAGACAAGAGCAAGAAGCTGGCAGAGATGCTGAAAAAGGTTCCGAAAAAGGATTAAACTCCATCAATTTCCCCACAGGAAATCATGGGCAAGTCAACCATTGAATACATCAACCTCGACGATCTAATTCCATTTGCAAAAAACAGCCGCACACATAGCGGCGAGCAGGTGGCGCAGATTGCCGCCAGCATTAAAGAGTTTGGCTTCACCAACCCCGTATTGATTGATGATACGGGCGGCATCATTGCGGGCCACGGGCGAGTGTTGGCGGCTCGAAAACTGAAGCTGGCCGAAGTGCCGTGCATACGGCTGTCGCATTTAACGGAAGCGCAAAAACGCGCTTATGTCATAGCCGACAATAAGCTGGCATTAAATGCGGGTTGGGACGAGGAAATGCTGAAATTGGAGTTAGCCGACCTCCAATCATTAAATTTTGACCTCGATTTAACGGGTTTTAGCGCAGACGAAATAGACGCGCTGTTAGCCGAAAAAGGCACCGAAGGGCTAACTGACCCGGATGATACGCCAGAACCGCCTGTGGAGCCTGTAACGCGCCTAGGCGACGTTTGGGTATGCGGGCAGCACCGAGTAATGTGCGGCAGCAGCCTTGATCAAACTCAAATAGAGCTTCTTTGCGTCGGTCAGCGTGTGGATATGTTGCTGACCGATCCACCTTATAACGTGGCTTATGAGGGTAAAACTAAGGATGCGTTAACTATACAAAACGACAGCATGGGCGATTCAGAATTCAGAACCTTTTTGCGCGATGCTTTTGTTTCAGCCGATACAGTAATGAAATCCGGCGCTGTGTTTTATATATGGCACGCTGATTCGGAGGGATACAACTTTCGCGGCGCTTGCCAAGATGCCGGATGGAAAGTTCGGCAATGCCTTATTTGGAAGAAAAATCATATGGTTATGGGGCGTCAAGACTATCATTGGCAACACGAACCATGTCTTTATGGATGGAAAGAAGGTTCGGGACACTTGTGGGCTAGTGACCGCAAACAAACAACCATTTTAAATTTTGAGCGCCCTTCCCGAAACGGCGAACATCCCACGATGAAACCGGTGGCGCTGTTTGAGTATCAAATGCTCAACAACACCAAGGGCGGGGACATCGTATTGGACTCGTTTGGAGGCAGCGGTACAACCCTGATCGCAGCCGAAAAAAACGGGCGCATTGCCCGGATCATGGAACTTGACCCAAAATACGTTGACGTAATCGTTAAGCGTTGGGAGGAATTCACAGGCCAAAAAGCCGTGTTGGAATCCACCGGCGAACCGTTTAAAGCCGCAGCATGAAAAACCGTCGCAAAGAGCAAACTATAAGCCCCCGCACAGGTCAGCCTAAACAGGGCCACCAAGGGGAGGGCGGCGGTCGGCCCCGGTTTGAGATTGATTACGAGGCCGTCAAGAAACTGGCGGGCATCCAATGTACCCAAAGCGAGATCGCCGCTTGGCTCGGGTGCAGCGTGGATACGCTCCTGCGCGACGAGAAGTTTTGCGAAATCTATAAAGCAGGAATTGAGAATGGCCGAATGTCGGTGCGTCGCCATCAATGGCGGGCGCTTGAAGACGGCAATACGACGATGCTGGTTTGGCTAGGTAAACAGTACCTCGGGCAAAAGGATAAAAACGAATTGACTGGGGCTGGGAATGGGCCGGTGGAATTAGTGGTTAAGTGGCACGATGTCGAATGAGCAAACAGGTTGTCACGATTGATTATCGCCCTCGAAAGGCTTTCCTGCCCTTCCATAAAAGATCAGAACGCTGGGCGTGCCTAGTCGCGCATCGTAGAGCTGGGAAGACCGTAGCAGCTATTAATGATTTGATCCGCGCTGCTATCACCGCGCAGGGGCCGAATCCGCTATATGCGTACATCGCACCATTTCGCTCACAGGCTAAATCCGTAGCTTGGAGCTATCTAAAGTCGTTCGCCGCCCCGATTACGGCTTCAAGCAATGAGCAGGAACTAACTGTCACGCTGTTGAACGGGGCGGCGATTCGACTCTTTGGAGCCGACAACGCGGACGCCATCCGTGGTTTAGGCTTTAATGGAGTCGTAGGGGACGAATTCGGAGACTGGAAGCCAAGCGTGTTCCCTTTGGTGGTGCGCCCCGCCCTGTCGGATAAGCAGGGCTGGATGGTGTTTATGGGAACACCCAAAGGTAAGAATCAATTCTGGGACGTTTATGCTCGGGCAAAAAAAAGCACGGAATGGTTTTGCATGAGCTTGCCCGCTGACCAGTCCGGCTTGCTCCCGCCCACAGAGCTTGATGCTGCCCGCGCCCAACTGACAGAGGATCAGTTTGCTCAGGAGTATCTATGCTCCTTTGACGCGGCCATTGTCGGCGCGATTTATGGTGTTGAAATGCGTCAGGCAGCCGACCAAGGACGCATACGCCGCGTTGACTACGATCCAAACGTGCCTGTTCACACGGCATGGGATTTAGGGTATAGGGACGATACTGCGATCTGGTGGTATCAGGTCGTTCGTGGGGAAATCCATGTACTCGACTTCTACGCCGTCAGCGGAGCAACCATCAAAGAATTGGCAGACTTGGTGCTGTCAAAACCGTACCGCTACGGAAAACATTATTTGCCGCATGATGCGAGAGCAAAGACGCTGGCCTCGGGAGGAAAATCAATTATTGAACAAATGGCAGAGTTTTTTGGCATCAATAAT